AAAGAGATGATCGCGGACTTCGGCGTGGCCGGGTCGGCCAACTCTGGGGCCATCACCTTCCAGTGCCTCATCTCCGACCCCGCCGTTATGACCGTCCTCGAAGCAGGGGGGTATATGGAGCGGACCCAGTATAGTGTCAGGATGCCCGCTGTAACGGCCTCCTGGACCCTCCCAGACGGGTCTAATGGGTCATCGGCTGCCCTACTGTCATCGGGTGTCCCCATCGCCAGCCTAGGCCAGGGGAAGAAGATTGTCGCCGGCGGGAAGACCGTCCGCATCACGACCCAGACCTACAAGCCTGCGTCGGCATGGATCACGCTCGTCGTTATCGACGACAACCAGTAACCCGCCGTGGGTCTCATTCATGGAGATGTACGTAGCTTTAACAAGGCGCTGACCGAGTTCGCCAGGGAAGTTGGCTATACTATCGAGTACTCTGCCCTACGTGAGGCCGCCTTGATGTGCCGCGACGCAATCACATTTACCCCCCCATTTGCAGACGGCGGCGGCAAGGGTGAAACTAAGCAGGCAGAACTTGTAGGCAATCGGGCAGTAGCCCGTGACATCAATACGCTTTTTGTGGCCGTCAACGACAAGACGCGTGTAGCTGGCGCCATACACCTGAACAACCTTGCATCCTCTGCAAAGATGCGGCGATTTGCGGACTTTACCGTTGCCCATAAAGCCGCTCAAGACTCTTCAATCCGTTTTCAGTCAGACGTTGTAAATAAAATAGTCCGAGACTCGGATATTATCCGGGCTTACGGTAAAGCTCAGAACTTCTTTAACGCCAGCCAGGTCAACCTAGGCAACAAGGTCGTCGAAGACATCGCTCCTATTCATCGCCGGTACAAGTATACCAGCAGACAGGGCAAAACAAAGATCATGAAAAATCAAGGTGACTACCTTGGTAAGTTCCTTGTGCAGTCTAAGTCTCAGCTCAACGCCTACATCAAAGAGCAGCAGAACCTAGTCGGAAAACTTAAGTCCGGCTGGTGGAACGTCATGCAGTCCCTTCCTAAGCCAAAAAAGAAAGGGGTCGAACAGAACTTCGGACGCAAAGGCGTCGCTAACTACGTTAAAAAGTTCCCTGGTAACGCCATCCACAATGTTTACACAAGCCCATCTGCGGTCAGCATCCGTTTCGGAAACGCCATTGGCAACGCTGGCGACAAGGCGACTAAGAACAACGTCGAAGGGCTTATGTATGCTACTGCTTACAACCGCATTTATCGCGACTTGCAACAATTCCTAAGCCGAGACGTAAAAAACTTTAACAACGGCTCAATCCGTTAAACCTTTATGGGCACCAAATCAATCCGTCACATCGTCGAGGCCACCGTCGCAACCTACCTCTCAACCCAGACCGGGCTGACCACCGTCACGTTCCTGACCGGGGACAGCAATGCCACCCAGACCTTACCCAAGGCCGTGGTCCTTTGCGACTCCGCCCGGGCCCCTGGCGACCTCCCCGAGGGCGAGGGCAACTTCAGCTGCTCGGTCCGCATCACCCTATTCTCGAACGCCGACGACACGACCCTCGCCGATCACCGCCTCCGCTGCGCTGCGCTCTCCGGCAATATGCGTGACCTGGTCTCCATCAAGGCGGCGTTCACGGCCACGGGCGACGCGTCCTGCTATGACGTTACCATGCAGTCCGAAGACGAGGGCATCGACGAACGCTCCTGGGCGACCTCGTTCGCTTTCGACCTACTGGCGGTCTTCCCCGCGTAACGTTACCAAACCAAGCAATATCAAATGGCCGCCATCTCTAACGGAGTCACCTGTCTTTACGGTGTCGCAGGAACTGTCACCAACCTCTTCGTGCAGTCCTACAGCCTGTCCTCCTCGTTTAACGCCGAGGCCACCGTCGTCGACGAAGACGGCCTGACCAAGACCCACCGCCTCGACGATCGTAAGTCCGAGATTACGGTCGAGGGCATCTGCAAGACCTCATCGGTCCCGGTGCTTGGCGCATCGTTCAGTTTCACGCTCAAAGCCCTAACGGCTTACCCTGCTGGCGCGGCCTCTGTTTCCTTTTCTGGAACGGTAACCTCCGTAAAAGAGACCGGCTCGAATAAGGGCTTCACCGCGGTTAGCGTGACGGCCATCGAGTACGAAGGCATCTAGCCTGCCTAATTGACTTGCCCGAAAGTGGGCTACACTAGGCGGCATGGACAAACGGTTCCTCGCTGCCTTCATCGACCCGGCACCTTTTCGGCTGCTGGGTCGTTCGCTTTACCCGTGGTGCCTAAAGTACCGGGTACGCCTGATGGCCTTCGACTCCCCGCTGGTGACCGGCTCCCGCGGCGTTACTCCTGCCGACCTTATCTTCGCCTGCCAAGTGTGCGCCGAGGAAGCCCTGGGCAACATACGATGGCGAGATCAGCTGCGGATGTTCGACCTGTCCCGCAACCCCGACAAGTTTGAGCGTCTGCTGGAAGCCTTTGCCGGCTACATCCTAGTGCAGGACTGGCCGAAGTTCTGGGAGCAGACCAAGAAGTCTAGCGCTGGGAGCAAGGGCGTCCCGTGGCCGCTATCGATTGTCGCCAATTTAACTGCCTCGGGTATCGACTACAAGCAGGCGTGGGAAATGCCGGAGTGCCAAGCCATCTGGCTGAACTCCGCCCTGGCTATCTCGAAGGGTGCGGACGTGGCGATCATGTCGCCCGAGGAGGAAGCCTTCATGGCCGAGGAGGAAGCCAAGGAGGCCGCGGCCCTTGCTTCCAATCCTGCAAAGATAACCCCCTAACAATGGCACAAGACCTGACAGTCAACATTAAGACCACCTCCGACGTCCCGCAGGCGATGGACAAGGCCAAGGCCGCCACGGTATCTTTTGGCAAGCAGGTCGATGACATCGGACGCAAGTTTAGCATGGCTTTCAAGGACATCGCCTTTGCTTTTGTTGCCCCGTTGGTAATTCTTAACTCTGCAATTTCGGCAATCTCGAGCGCCATCGCTAAGGCGAAACAAGACACTCAGGACATCCTCGACTTTGCGGCCAAGGGTGAGTCAAAGTATGCTGACAAAGGCGCTGGAGAAATGGCCCGTGCAGCTACTGGTATTAAGCAAAGGGACAAGGAAATGGCGATGGGTAAGGAAGCCAGGAAGGAAGCCGCCCAGGCTTATCTAGACGCCGGCAAAGAGCAGGGTGTCTTTGGAGACAGCGAGGGGAACCTTGCGCTAAAGCAGTATTTAGACGAAGGCGAAGGCAAAGGCGCCCTTGAAATGACCCGCCGCAGGATCAAACACGCTGCTATGTTTACTGGCGTAACTAGCGTTGCGGGAGATGAAGAAATGCAGGACGTGCTTTCCCGCCGTGCGGCTATGTTTAATAAAGGACAAGCCGAACCAGCCAACGCTGCGGCCGCCGCAGCAGCCGCACAGACCGCCGCCCAGAAGGCGTCCGACGATGCCGCCAAGGCCAAGGGCACAACCTTCAAAGGCCCCGAGGGCTTCTCCAACGTCGTCGGCGTAGGCGCCAACCCGGTCATCGAGGCCATGACCATGCAGCTTGAAGAGACCCGCAAGCAGACCGCGCTGCTAGAAATCCTAGCCAACCCTGGCGGCGGCGGAGTGCCTATCGACTTTACCAAGGTTGAACAGACAACCATGACCACCTAATTTTATGGCTATTGTAATTAACGGCGACCCATTAACCACTGCCCTGCTCCAACCTGGTTGGACCGTGGTGGCTGACGGCTTCGGCCTGAACACCTCGACCACTGTCTACAAGGTCGACACAACCTTCGACATCGACGCGTTTGCGGTTAAGGGCAACGCTCACCCTGATCCGGCGTATGCCTATCTTAAATTAGACAAGTGGAAGGTCAGCTGGGACAGCTTGAACATCGCAACCCTGACGGTCGACTACGTCGGCATCGATACGGCTATCAACAGCGGCGTCCGTACCAACCCGAACACCTCTTCGGCCAACGGCCTGACGACCGAGAACCTGACGACGCACCCTAACTTCTTTAATCTAGACGCTAACTTCACGACTGGCCCAATTGCCGGGACGGCTTACGTCCAGTCCGACCTCGGCCCTCTGGTTGAAATTAAAGACCCTGCCGACTACTTCACGCAAGTCTTAGCGGGCAAGACGATCATCATCTCAAAGAAGCAGTCCTACATTGGCGACAACGGCGCCTGCTTTGAGTCCGAACTCGGCGGGCGCTTTATTGGCTTTGTCGACCCGACTTACCCTAACTACTTTGGCAAGACGAACTACCTGACCAGGACCACAAGCTACTCGGGCGTTATGTATTCAACCGTACTCGGAGACGTGCAAGCCCTGCTGGCCCTACTTAATAGCGCCACGGACACGG